CTCACCCGTCGATCCTGCTCTGCGACGAGGTGGACGAGATGGAGCTGGAGATCTACGACGCAGCCCTGGGCCAGCCGCTGCCGCAGCAGAACTACCTCGAGCAGACGGTCGACACCTTCACCGTCGTGTCCTCCACCTGGCAGAACGCGGACGGCACATTCACCGAGATCCTCCGGCGCGCGGAGGAGAAGCATCAGCCGGTCTACCAGTGGTGCTACCGCGAGAGCGCGAACGACGTGGACGGCTGGCTGACCCAGGCGACGATCGAGGAGAAGAAGGACTCCGTCTCAGCCGAGATGTTCCGGGTGGAGTACGACCTCGGCGAGCCGAGCATCGGCAACCGTGCGTTCGACAGCGAGGCCATCGAGAAGACGTTCTGCCTGAAGTTCAAGCCCGAGGACACGGTCGGCGCCGGCAAGGGCTACATCGAGCACAAGGTGGCGAAGGACTTCGAGGAGTACCGCTTCGCCCGGCGGGTCAACTCCGGCCAGTACGTCGCCGGGGCGGACTGGGCGAAGGAGCAGGACAAGACGGTCATCTGGGTGGCGCGGATCGACGGCGACCAGCGCGAGCTGGTCTACCTCCTGCGGGTCAACCGGCGCCCGTACCCGCTGATGATCGGCTACCTGAACAAGGCCATCTCCTACTACCGGGTGCCGCTCAAGGGCGTCTGGCACGACTCGACCGGCCTGGGCAACGTCGTCAACGACTACCTGGATGTCCGGGCTCGGCCGTTCCCGATGACCGGCGACAAGCGGGCCATCCTGCTCTCTGATTACGTGAATGCCGTAGAGAAGGGGGCCTGGAAGATCCCCCGGATCACCAGCGTGTGGCTGGAGCACAAGTACTGCTCGACCGGGGATCTGTACTCCGGCGGCCGACAGAAGGAGTTCCACCTTCCCGACACCGTGTGCGCGGCCGCGCTGGCTGAATACGCAGCCAAGCGGTTCACCGGCACTGGCATGCCGGCGGTCGTCAAGCGGACCGCGACCCCGTCGCAACTGGAGAGGCAGTTCGTCGGGGAAGAGCACCCTGCCAGGAAAGAGTTGGAGCAGGACAAGACGGGAATGTTCAGCCTCGTGGTGGACTGAGCATCTGGCTTACCCCGGCAGACTGAAGGAATGAGAGGCATGCGCCAGTGACGCGACCAGGGGTCCAATTGGGCCAGCTCGACGGCGACCTCCAGGACGAGGTCAAGAACATCCCGCCGATGCTGGAGATCGGCCGGACCGGCCTGCAGCGGTCCGGCGGATACATCACCGACGAGTTCCTTCCGCAGCTCCGGGGCCGGCAGGCCATCAAGGTCTACCGGGAGATGAGCGACAACTCGCCCATCCTGGGCGCGTGGATCTACACGGTGAAGCAGCTGCTGCGGCAGATCGAGTGGCGCGTCGAACCGGCGAGCAGCAGTCCGGAGGACAAGGAAAACGCCAAGTTCGTCGAAGAGTGCATGGCCGATATGGAGACCTCGTTCGCCGACTTCATCTCCGAGGCGTGCTCGATGATGGCCTACGGCTGGTCTGTGCACGAGATCGTGTTCAAGCGGCGGATGGGACTGTGGAGTAAGGACCCGCGGCACAAGAGCAAGCACAACGACAACAAGCTCGGGTGGCGCAAGATGCCCATCCGTAGCCAGGACTCACTGCTGCGCTGGGTGTTCGCCGAGAATGGCGATGTGCTCGCGATGGTGCAGATGCCGGCGCCGTCGTATCGGAAGATCGTCCTGCCGATGACGAAGTGCCTGCTGCTGCGGCCGGACCTGAACAAGGGGTCCCCCGAGGGCCGCAGTCTGCTCCGCACCGCGTACCGGCCCTGGTTCATGTCCAAGCGGTTCGAGGAGATCGAAGCGGTCGGCGTCGAGCGGGACCTGACCGGCCTACCGGTGGCGTACGTGCCGCCGAACGTGCTGAATCCCCGGCCGGGGAGTGACGACGCCAAGATGCTCGACGCGGTGAAGCGGGCCGTGACCGCGGTGCGCCGCAACGAGCAGGAGGGCCTCGTCTGGCCGCTGATGTACGACGACGACCGCAACCTGATGTACGAATTCAAGCTGCTCACGTCCGGCGGCACTCGTCAGTTCGACGTCGGCGGGATCATTCAGCGGTATGAGACCCGGATGCTGATGTCGGTGATGGCCGACTTCATCATGACCGGGCACGAGAACTCAGGCTCCAGCTATGCCCTGCACACCGACAAGTCAGGGATCTTCGAGACCGGGGTGAATGGCATTGCCAAAGCGTTCGCTGACCCGTTCAACCGCAAGGCGATCCCCCAGCTGTTCAAGCTCAATGGGATGCAGCCGGACGACCTGCCGCAGCTCGTGCCCAACAACGTCAACCCGCCAGACCTGGCACAGTTGGCAGCGTTCATCGGTACGACGTCCGGCGCCGGGATGCAGTGGTTCCCCGATGGCGAGCTGGAGCAGTTCATCCGTGACGCGGCGCAGCTGCCCAAGATCGACCCCGAGATCATCGAGGTGCACGACGTTCAGATGCGGCAGCAGGCGATTCTGGCGCTGGCGGAGCAGAAGATGCAGGCCATGCAGATGGAGCAGCAGGCCGTGACCGGCCAGCAGCAGGTTGCCCAGGGCGATCAGCAGGTCGTCCAGGGACAGCAGCAGATCGTCGGCACAGATCAGAGTCAGAAGCTCGACGCCCAGCAGGCCAAGAAGGACGCGCAGACGCCGCCCCGGCCGGCGGCCAAGGCAAAGGGAAAGGGCGTGGGTAGCCGATGACGCTGACCGTTGTGAATCCGTGGGCGAGCGCGGGCCCGGGGTTCAATCACACTGCTGCCGACACCGTCTACAAGATGATGACGACGATGGACGAGGACACCGCGCTGATCTATGGCCGGATCCTGGTTGCCGACTCGATTCACTACGACCTCATCGCGCACCGCGACGAGGTGGCCAAGGTGGCCGGCGACCTGGCCGCCAAGCATGCCCGGGTATTGCGGGAGCACTACACCCGCACGGCGGTGTCCAAGGCGCGCGCTGGCCAGGACAACACCCACGAGATCCGCTGCCTCGTGCAGATCGGCAAGGCGTTCAGCGGCTTCACGACTCAGCAGCGTCAACACTGGGCGTCGGAGCAGCCCCGCGGCGCCGGTGGCCGGTTCGTGCAGGACCACACCCGCATCAGCACCAACGATGCGAGGCCTCCGATGAACCAGAAGGAGGCTGCCAGGGTTGGCGGCATCCCCGAGGCGAATCTGAAGGGTGCCGACCTGGCGCACTACCAGCAGGCCTACGGGCAGATCCAGGACATGCTCGCACCGTTCCACAACCAGAACCTTGGGGCGATGCTGCACCTGCGTATCGCCGAGCGTGGCGGCGAGATGCGCGACGCTCAGATCGTGGTCGGGAGGAAGGCGGACCTTCCCGAGCTCAAGGAGAAGCTCAAGGACGGCGATCGCATCGAGACGGCCTCGGTGTCCGTGCAGCCCCCCTCTTTGAGGGATGGCGGGAATCCGCCTGCGTCTGCGGCCACGCTCGACGCGCTGGCCGCGGCCGGCATGCCTCGTATCGGCGGCTATGCGGCCGATGCCTATGGCGGCGTGCTCGGTATCAAGCCATTGCGCGAGTACAACGAAGCTCGCCTGAAGGTTGGCGACAACGAGCCCTTCTCGGGTGCAAGCCGGGCGTTCGGGCGTTTGGAGCGCGGGTCGAGCATCCTGCAGGACAGCCTGGGCCCCGTGGCGCCGCCCAAGCTGCAGTACGCGCTGGCGGTGGCCAACCACGTCGGCCAGTACGGCCCGGAGGCACAGAAGGTCATCGGGCCCGCCGCGGACCGGGCCGCCTACCGGTACCGGGGCACCGAGAAGACTCCGGACCGCGGGCTACAGCAGGTCGTCGGTCGATATCATGCTCGGAATCCGGAGGGCGCGCACTCGGCGGTGGTCGAAGGATTCGAAGGCGGGCCGGGCGAAGAGTGGAACCCGGGGCCGGTCCTGCGGTATTTCCACGGCCGGCTGCCGAACCCCGACCTGAACGAGTTGCAGCGACGTTCCGGGGTGATCCCGCCCAGCGAGGGCATCATCATCGGTGCGAACGGGGCTGTCGCACACCAGTCGGTCGGGTTTGCCGACGACTGGTATCTGCCGTTCAATCTGCGCCACCTGACCGCACTGAAGGGTGGGGAGTACATCCGGACCCGCTCCTTCGGCGGGCCCACCACGGAGGACGTCTATACCGGGCTGGTCTCCGGGGCGAAGTCGCTGACCGTTGTCAGCCACGCGGGTACCTACACCGTCGACTTCGATCGGAATCTGCGAGGCGGCCGGCGGTTCAACGACAAGGCCGCCCAGATGGTTGCCCGCTACGGTCAGCTGCTGGACGCCGTCCGCTCCGAACAGGTCAGCCGGGGCGGCATCTCGCCGGGCCGGATGGCGGAACTGCGCACGTCGGCGCGAGACTTCGCCGGGGACGATTCGTCGAATGACTACCGCGAGCGGCTGGCGATCCTGCAGAACGATGAGCGCCGGACCCCGACACTGTCCAGGCAGGAGAGTAGCGACGCTGCTGACAACTGGCTGGGAACCCTGGCCGCCCGGCAGACCACCAATGACGGTCGGACGATGACGTCAACCGAACTGGAGGACCGGATCGTCGATACCGAGGCCAAGAAGCGGCTCCGAGCTGACAAGGAGAACCTCGCCACCTACGGGGCGCAGCAGCAGATCACCCTGGACCAGTTCAAGGGCCAGGTGCGCGGTGAGCTTGGTGGGGATACGCCCACGGCTCATATCAGGGCGGTTGCCGCATTGATCGGTCAGACCGACCAGTTCGATCGGGCAATGCGGACGGCCAGCGATGAGAACGCCAGGCGCGTCAGGTCGTTGAAGCTGAACGGTGATGGTTACCGTGACGCGCTGATGGCGCTGCAGGAGCAGTTCCCGTACTACATCGCCAATGTGGCCTATCACCCCTGGCGGGGTTCGGCCGGGATTGGTGCAGGGCCGACCCATGAGGGCACGAAGGACACCGGGTATGTCGCCCCGAAGTTCAATCGTCCCGCGGATGCAGAGGCCGGGTATTTCAATCCCGACGTGACGGGCCGAGGGAAGGTCAAGGCTCAGAGCACCCGATACCAGAACATCCGAGTCGGCCAAGGGAAGCTCGTCCCGGTGAAGGAGCGGGGTGTCGCGCCACGATCCGATGCAGCCGCGCCCGCGCCGGCCGACGCGCCGGCCGCCGGCGGTGATGAGCTTCTGCGTGCCGCGAACGCGAAGATGCTCGACGAAGTGCTGGCCAACCAGAAGTTCGACGCGGGCGCCAAGATGTCGGTGAACGGCGTGCCGCTGGACTACTCCGGTGGTGACATTCGCACGGAGGTCGCGCACCCGCAGTTCCCGAACGCCGCGATGAAGCGGGTCTTCACCACGCCGCCGCGCGAGCTCGAAGCGCAGACCACGCCTGACGAGCTGTCACGGCTGCTGTTGGATATCGCCGGTCTGACACAGGGTCAAGGCAAGGTGTTCGCCACCCTGCCCTCGGAGCGGCTGGTGCGTAACAGAGGTAAGGCTGCGGTCCCGCTGCCCACCCCCTCATCGCCGGGGCAGATGCTTCGCGAGGTCGGCGAGGAGCAC